TTCCGTATCGCGTCGAACTGATTAACCGCATCGGGCAGGAAGCAGTAGACGAAATCGAATCGAACCATAACCGCCATCGCTGGACTGTCGAAGAATGCAGGGCGATCAAGGCGAAGTATCAGCAGAAACTTAAAGACCTGCGAAACAGCAGAAGTGAGGCCGCATGACGTTCACAGTAAAAACCATTCCTGACATGCTCCTTGAGGCATATGGAAATCAGACCGAGGTAGCCCGAATACTGAACTGCAATCGTGCCACAGTCAGAAAATACATTGGCGATAAAGAAGGGAAAAAGCACGCCGTCGTCAATGGCGTCCTTATGGTTCATCGCGGATGGGGTAAAGATACTGATGCGTGATATCCGGCAGGTTCTTGAGCGCTGGGGGGCATGGGCGGCAAATAACCATGAGGATGTTACATGGTCGCCCATTGCTGCCGGATTTAAGGGACTGATCCCCGAAAAAGTAAAATCACGTCCACAGTGTTGTGACGATGACGCGATGATTATATGCGGGTGTATGGCTCGCCTTAACAGGAACAACAGCGATCTGCATGACTTGCTGGTTGATTATTACGTGTTGGGGGAGACGTTCATGGCGCTGGCACGGAAACATGGGTGCTCTGACACCTGTATAGGTAAACGCCTTCACAAAGCGGAGGGGATTGTTGAAGGCATGCTGATGATGCTGGGAGTGAGGCTTGAGATGGATCGGTATGTTGAGCGTGAATTGCCGGGAGGGAGAACCTCTGTATTTTATCAGCGAAAAAATAGTTTACGATCGTAAAAATCTGCATATCATGATAAGAGTGGTTACATTGCCACGCTGCTTAACCCGCCGATGCGCGGGTTTTTTTGTACCCAGAATCCTGTGAGCTATACGGAAAGTACACAGAAAGGAAGGTGCGACCACAATTAATAACAAAATCTTAAAAATTGCACATGGCACTATTAGTTTTCTAAATATTGTGTATTTTTTGTATTGCAGGATGACCCTGTAACGAAGTTTGCGTAACAGCATTTTGCTCTACGAGTTTGCCAGCCTCCCCCAGTGGCTGGCTTTTTTATGTCCGTAACATCCTGTGTATCAATAAATGTTGTTATCTACGTACGTCAAGTAGTCGCATGAGATCTGACCAGATATGTTAAGGTTGCAGCTCTCTTTGAATATGATTATCATTTTCATTACGTTATTGTTACGTTTATCCGGTGCGCCGTAAAACGCCGTCCTTCAGGGCGTGGAGGATGTCAAGAATATAGTTATCGTATGGTGCTCAAGGAGTATTGTGTAATATGAAAATAATTATTTTTAGAGTGCTAACTTTTTTCTTTGTTATCTTTTCAGTTAATGTGGTGGCGAAGGAATTTACCTTAGACTTCTCGACTGCAAAGACGTATGTAGATTCGCTGAATGTCATTCGCTCTGCAATAGGTACTCCATTACAGACTATTTCATCAGGAGGTACGTCTTTACTGATGATTGATAGTGGCACAGGGGATAATTTGTTTGCAGTTGATGTCAGAGGGATAGATCCAGAGGAAGGGCGGTTTAATAATCTACGGCTTATTGTTGAACGAAATAATTTATATGTGACAGGATTTGTTAACAGGACAAATAATGTTTTTTATCGCTTTGCTGATTTTTCACATGTTACCTTTCCAGGTACAACAGCGGTTACATTGTCTGGTGACAGTAGCTATACCACGTTACAGCGTGTTGCAGGGATCAGTCGTACGGGGATGCAGATAAATCGCCATTCGTTGACTACTTCTTATCTGGATTTAATGTCGCATAGTGGAACCTCACTGACGCAGTCTGTGGCAAGAGCGATGTTACGGTTTGTTACTGTGACAGCTGAAGCTTTACGTTTTCGGCAAATACAGAGGGGATTTCGTACAACACTGGATGATCTCAGTGGGCGTTCTTATGTAATGACTGCTGAAGATGTTGATCTTACATTGAACTGGGGAAGGTTGAGTAGCGTCCTGCCTGACTATCATGGACAAGACTCTGTTCGTGTAGGAAGAATTTCTTTTGGAAGCATTAATGCAATTCTGGGAAGCGTGGCATTAATACTGAATTGTCATCATCATGCATCGCGAGTTGCCAGAATGGCATCTGATGAGTTTCCTTCTATGTGTCCGGCAGATGGAAGAGTCCGTGGGATTACGCACAATAAAATATTGTGGGATTCATCCACTCTGGGGGCAATTCTGATGCGCAGAACTATTAGCAGTTGAGGGGGTAAAATGAAAAAAACATTATTAATAGCTGCATCGCTTTCATTTTTTTCAGCAAGTGCGCTGGCGACGCCTGATTGTGTAACTGGAAAGGTGGAGTATACAAAATATAATGATGACGATACCTTTACAGTTAAAGTGGGTGATAAAGAATTATTTACCAACAGATGGAATCTTCAGTCTCTTCTTCTCAGTGCGCAAATTACGGGGATGACTGTAACCATTAAAACTAATGCCTGTCATAATGGAGGGGGATTCAGCGAAGTTATTTTTCGTTGACTCAGAATAGCTCAGTGAAAATAGCAGGCGGAGATTCATAAATGTTAAATACATCTCAATTCAGTCAGTTGTTGCCGGTCTGATAATAGATGTGTTAGAAAATTTCTGCATGGTGAATCCCCCTGTGCGGAGGGGCGACTGGTGAACGGTATGATCTCTTTGATGATCGTAAGCGAGAATACGCGGGTTTGGTGGCACCAGGCCGAACTCACCGGGAGGCACCCGGCATCATGCTGTATACAGAGATTAGGCATATATCCAGGCTCCTCATCGCAGGAGCCTTTTTACATGCAAAAAAAAGCCCGAGTGGGTTCGGGCAACAGCATGAGATACTTGCATTGTCATTTTTATCGTGTGGATTTTAACCAGGGTTTATAAGGCTGCGCAACTGCGCGGCCTTTTTCGTTTTGCGGGCTGCGGTTCTCCTCTTTTGATTCTCCTTGTGGCCGGACCGTGGCCCGCAACTGTTGAGGAAAATCCCGGAAAGGGGAGGAATAATGACATTTAAACATTATGATGTTGTCAGGGCGGCGTCGCCGTCAGATCTTGCGGAAAAGCTGACACACAAACTGAAAGAGGGCTGGCAGCCGTTTGGTAGTCCTGTGGCCATAACCCCTTATACCCTGATGCAGGCGATTGCCGCGGAGGGGGATGTGACCACGCCAGTGGTTGTGCCCGGCACGGGGGATGGTGGCTATCCGGGAGTGGTCACCACGGAGCCAGATTATTACTACGTTATTCCACTGGCCGGGCAGTCGAACGGCATGGCTTACGGTGAGGGGCTTCCTCTGCCGCAGACATATGACCGTCCTGACCCGCGTATAAAGCAACTGGCTCGTCGCAGCACAGTGACGCCGGATGGCGCTCCCTGTAAATATAACGACATTATTCCGGCAGACCACTGTCTGCATGATGTACAGGACATGAGCCGTCTTAACCATCCGAAAGCTGACCTGTCGAAAGGTCAGTACGGAACCGTGGGGCAGGGGCTGCATATTGCCAAAAAGCTGCTGCCGTTTATACCGGCGAATGCGGGTATTCTTCTGGTTCCGTGCTGCCGTGGTGGTTCAGCTTTCACCACCGGGGCAGATGGAACATACAGTGACGTGACCGGTGCCTCAGAGAGTTCTACCCGCTGGGGTGTGGGCAGGCCGCTGTATAAGGATCTCATCGGTCGTACAAAAGCCGCGCTGGCAAAGAACCCGAAAAATGTGCTGCTTGCCGTGGTGTGGATGCAGGGGGAATTTGACTTTGACGGAACGCCAGCAAATCACACAGCCCGTTTTACAGAAGTAGTGGAACAATATCGTACGGACCTTGCAGATATGGTGGGACAGTGCGCTGGTGGTTCTGCTGACGGTGTTCCCTGGATATGTGGAGACACAACTTATTTCTGGAAGCAGAAGAGCGAATCCACTTACCAGACGGTGTACGGCAGTTACAAAAACAAAACGGAAAAGAATATTCACTTTGTGCCGTTCATGACCGATGAGAACGGAGCAAATGTCCCGACGAACAAACCGGAAGAAGACCCGGATATTCCGGCATCAGGATATTACGGTGCGGCCTCCCGGACGTCGGCAAACTGGACGTCAGCAGACCGTGCGAGCCATTTCAGCTCATGGGCACGCAGGGGGATTATTTCTGACCGTCTTGCCTCAGCGATTCTTCTCCATGCAGGACGGACGGCTGAACTGGTGGGTGGGGAACAGGTTGTGATGCCGCCGGATGAGAAGCCGTCACCGGACACACCATCAACACCGTCAACGGACGGGAAATCAGTGACAACGCTGCTTTATTACCGTGCAACAGAGTCAGGTGGTTTACTGAATCCGCAGGGATGGGGAGCTGAAGGAGGGCGTGCATTGGTAGTTGATGATGCAGGTGCTGCAGGAGGTAAGGCGCTGAGGTGGACCAAACAGACAGGAAGTTCCTCGTGGTTTATGCAGCATGATGCCGGTAATGGCGCAGACCTGCTGGAGAAGGGCGGGCTTATCAGTTGTCGTTTTAAAGTTGATGGCACACTGACAGCTAATCAGTACGCACTGGCGCTGTACTGGCCGGTTTCTTCACTGCCTCAGGGCGTCACACTGGAAGGTAATGCCGGTCATAACCTGCTGGCGTCGTTTTACGTACAGAGCGATGCCACAGACCTTAATGTGATGTACCACAAGGGAAATGCTGGTCAGAACACGAAGCTGGGGTCATTCGGCGCATTTGATAACGAATGGCATACGCTGGGCTTCCGTTTTGCCGGTAACAACAGTATTGAGGTGACGCCGGTCATTGATGGTAAGGACGGGACGCCGTTCATGCTGTCACAGTCACCGGTCGGCACGTTTACGGCAGACAAATTGCGCGTGACCGATATCACTAGCGGTGCGACATATCCGGTGCTGATTGAAAGTATAACAGTGGAAGTGAATAACCCGTAAGCAGGAAAAAAAGGCCGCCGGGGCAGGGAAAACAAGGAGCCAGAACCGGCGGCAAATGTCGTTATATCCAAAGCAAAACATGCAGGACACTTTTTTAACCAACAGGTATTAACGATGTCAACACCATATCAATAACCGGGAGGGATAATGAGATTTGTACAGCTTATTTTATTGTATTTCTGCACGGTGGTGTGCACGTTATATCTGGTAAGTGGCGGGTATAAGGTTATCCGGAACTATATACGCAAAAAGATTGATGCCGCGGCGGCGGAAAAAATCAGCGCCAGCCAGTCAGCCGGAACAAAACCCGAAGAGCCTCTCATTTCGTAGCAACTTTCTTAACAACACCTTTCAACGAGAAAATCCCATGTCAGAAATAAAATCTCTGGTCACTGCTGAAGCAGTGAAGGACGTCCTGCGCTCTGAAGAAGTCAGAAGCGCACTGAAACAGCAACTCCGCCAGAATCTTGAGGCGCGTCTTGATGCTGAAGTGGATGCCATTCTGGATGAGCTGCTGGGGGGACCGGCTGCTCCTGAGCCTGAAGACGGCGCGGGTGACAGTGCTGTTTCAGATGGCGTTGTGTCTCAGCCTGACGGTAGCAGTGAGCCTCAGCCTGGCGGCGAAATGATGATGTAACCATACGCAGGGGCTGTCGGTGTGAGCTGATGCCCCTCCTGTTGTTGTGAGCTTCCGGATTGCGGGAGACGGGGTATGTACCAGATGGAAAAAATCACAACGGGTGTGTCATACACCACGTCAGCGGTGGGGACGGGATACTGGTTACTGCAGCTGCTGGACAAAGTCTCTCCGTCCCAGTGGGTGGCGATAGGCGTGCTGGGGAGTCTGCTGTTTGGGCTGCTGACATATCTGACGAACCTGTATTTCAAGATTAAAGAAGACCGGCGTAAGGCGGCGCGGGGAGAGTAAAGTGATGAAGAAAAAATACGAACTGGTTGTTAAAGGGATAAATAATTACCCGGATAAGATTACTGTTACTGTGGCACTGGAAATTGGTGGGTATCCGTCACTG